GCGTCCGCCCACCCGACCCCCTTGCCCGCGTCGATGCCCGTGACGGTAATGGTAATTCCGTCGGAGGAAACCGTTCCCACGGTGCCGTTGTACAGGAAGCTGGATCGAATCGCCTTGCAGTTCAAGTCGTACAGCTGGTTAGGGCACAGCGACGAGAACCCGAGCCGCGGTCCCACCTTGGAGAAGACCCCCTCGATCGGACGGACGAGGACGACTGCCTGCCGCGTCTTCTTTTCCAGGTGAACCCCGCGCACCGAACCCTTCGGGAAGATGGACTGCACTTCCCTGACGGGATCCCCTTCGTGGAACCGGTAGACGTCCAGCGTGGCGGGAGACGTCGGCGTGCTCGGGATGTAGCGCTGGACGAAGGCGTTGGACGCGGGGAGGCGAACTTCCAGCGGGTTGTTCCTCGTGTTCGGCGAATGCTGGACTTTGGTTCGCTGCAACCCGGGCAACGGAGCCCAGGTGAAGGCGTTCGCGGTGACTTCGTACCCCGCACTCGTGTAGCGAAACGGGTCAAGCGCGCCGAGTCGAAATTCGTACAGCTCAACGGGGCGTCCGCCTTCGACGCTGGACTCCGCTACGTCGAATCCGCTCACGAGAGCACCGCCTTCGTCGGGAAGGAGACCCGAGCCCGCCCCGGGGCTTGATGCTGCAAGGTCACTTCGTCGTTATCCTGGCGCACCAGTTCGACCACGTCCACCAGTTCAACGTCGGCGACGGCGACGTTGGACGGCCACCCGGCGTCTACGGTCAGCTGCTCGGTGTCCGGGTCGACTTCGCTCGCATCCGTGATCGTTCGCACGATCGACGTTCCGTCCTTCAGCCAGACCCTGAGCACGTTCCGCGGGGCTCGGGACTGCGCGAACTGAGAGTACCCCGTATTCACCACCGTGGCCGTGACTGCGGCGCTGACGAGGTCGGCAACGAGCGTGAAGTCGCGACCGAAGGTCGGAAGGCGAAAGGATACCTGCCGCCCGCGAAGGTAGTAGAGCAGCTGACGAACCCGGAACAGCTCCGCGCGGTTCCTGGCGAGGAAGGTCTTCCTGCCGCCTCGGGTCGATACGTCCTGCGAAGACAGCTGGAGCACGCGCCCCGTCTCGCCGTCGAGGACGGTGACAGGAATCGCGCTCGACTCCCGGAGGGTTCGCTGAATGAAGTTGTAGTCGTCGAGCAGGAGCTTGCCTCCGTACGTGGGCCAGAAGTTCGCCTGGGCGAGGTCGGCGGCGTTGTCGGTGACTTCAAAGGTCACGTCATAGACGGCCACCCCGTCCGAGTAGCGGTCACTCGCCAGCGCGCCCTTGAGGATCGCCGTCCGCACCGGCAGCACTTCAGTCCCTACCGCGAAGGAGCCGACGAGCCCGGAGGAAATGGTGATGGTCGTCGGCGTCACGTCCGTGATGAGCCCTACCTCGTAGTCCACTTCACTGTTCCGCAGCATGACCTGCCCACCGACCCGGAAGTCGGAGTAGATCGTCGTCCGCACGTTCAGCACCACGTCGAGCGGGGACGCCGCCACCGCCAACCTGTCCCCGTCCGCGAACGCGGGGAATCCCCACGGCAAGTCCTGCCGGTCCTGGATCCGGTTTTCCAGGCGCTGGCGCTCGGGACCGTTCTTTCGCTGCAACTTGAACTTGAAGAACTGCCGCGGGTACTCGCGGCAGGAAACTCTCTGCTCGGTGCCGTTGCCGTGCGGGATGATCTTCGTGAGCCACGCGAGCACCTCATTCATTCCAAGCTCGGGGCGGAACGGCCAGACCACCGAGCGCACGAAGGAAATGCCCTGATAAATCAATCCCTCGCCGGTGAAGGTATAGTCCAAAGTAGTATTCACCTCGGCCGGTCCCTCCGTGGTCACCCTGAAGGTAAACAGCCTACCTTCAAGCGCCGTAAAGACTTCCGCTAGGGTCTCGTCAATCATGTCAGACCCAGCACCGGCATTGTTAACGAATGTGGTCCACGACTGCGACGTCTCCCGGTAGGCATTGAATACGTCGATGACCGTGTCCACCGTAGAGAGGACGTTCCCGAGGGCGATCGTCCTGGGGAGCACGTGGACGTGCTCCCACCAGAGTCCGCCGACGCCCTCGCACAGCGCCCCGGCGTGCGCGTTGCTGTTCACGGAAATGGGCAGGTTGTTGGTCGATCCTCCGGCGAGCGGGGCGAGAAGTACCAGTGCCCCGCCCGGAGTGTAGGCGGCGTTCGCGTCGTACTGCGTTTCCGCGCCGTCGTAGGCTCCAGCCCCGGAAGTCGTCCCGGGAATCCTGGCCTGGAGGGGGCGGTCCGCAACGTCGTCGAAGTACCCGGGGTGAGCGACCATTTGGTTACGCCTTCCGGTACATGACGCCCATGTTCCAGGACTCTTCCGTGTCGTTCTTCAGGAACTGCTTCCGGACGGCCGGGAACACCTTCCACGTTTGGCCGCCGATGGTCAGCTCCTGACCGGGGGAGAAGTTCTTCATGTTCACCACGCGGCAGTCCGGCATGAATCCGAGCTTGTAGGCGCGGTCGGGGCTCGGAGTCGCGTTGTACGCGAACGGGACGACGGGCCACGCGGGCACGAGGCCCGTGTTCACGGAAGGCTGCGCGATCGCGAACGAATTCGCGTAGGGACCGGCCCGCCCCCCTCCCTGGACGACGTACCGGCCGTTCGCGTCGCCGTCGTTCCCGGGAGTGAGGGTCTTGATCCCGACGACCCCCCAGCGGGAGCTGGCGGGCGCGTCCTGAAAACCTTCCATGTGGATCGTCGCCGCCTCTGCCGGAATACCGGCGCCCCCGTCGAGCAGCCAGGAGTGCGAGCTGGACGTAGGCGTATCAATATTCTGCGAAAGTTGATCCCACTCGTGGCCGTACGCGAACTCCCCGCCGGTCCAGTCCCCGACCTTGTCCAGCTCCCCGAATCCGAAGTGCCGGTAGAGGCCCGCCGAGTACTCCAGCACCACGTAGATGAAGTCGGCGGTAGCGGTGAAGTTCGAGAAGAAGTGCGCGGCCGTGAAGGCGCCGTTGCCGATGCCCGCGACGCGCCGCTTACCTGAGCCGACCCCGCCGTTGCCGGAGTCGTTCGGGTGGTTCCCCGGCGAGTTGCCGCCGGTGTACCCGAGGGCAATGTGCACCCCGATGTCCGTCTCGTCCCACTCGAACGAAACGTAAATGTCCGAATCCGCCGTGTGGTGGAGCGCGGCCTCGTTCCCCGACGTGTCGAGCTGGTCCTGCGTCCAGCTGCCGTCCGTGGTCGTGGCGAACGTCATGAGGTCGCTGATCAGCGCGTCCTGGGAAGCAGGCGTCGTCGTCGCGTAGGCCACGTCAGACCTCCTTCACGGCGAAGTACGCGTAGTCCTCGGTGCGGTTCGCCGACTGGAAGACGTGGTAGGTGTCCCCGCCGATCGTGATGGTATCCTCCGAGTTGATGCCCCCGTCCGTTTGCCCAGGCGCGGCCGAAAGCCAGAAGATGTCGGGAAGCTCCATCGCGATGAGGTGCTCCACGTCGTCGGGGGCCATGATGACCGTGGCCGGGAACAGCGGGGCGAGGTCGCCGCCGGAGTCGTCCGTCTTGTAGAGCTTGACGGTCTGCGTCCCGGGCACCCCCGACTGCGGGATGATGTCGATGGACGCGAGGACCGCAGAGTTGACGAGGACGAACCGGTCAGCCTCGTCCGGGAGGATGGACGCGGTGAGCGACGGCCGCCCGGCCGGGAAGACGACGCGGTCGTTCCTGACGCTGCGGGAATTCGAGGTCCCCTCGACCGCGTTCATGATCGACCGCCACGTTCCGCCGGGATCCCTGACCAGCATCGGTCCGGCCTTGTCCCCGCCGACGCTGTAACCCTGCGGATCCGCCAACCCGGAGTGCGCAACGCGGGAGGAGTTGAACCGCGTGTCGAAGACCGGCGTCGAACCGGCGACGACCATCGGGTACGGGTACTCCGCCGAAGTCCCGAACGGGTTGCCCCACCCGAGGACCATCGGCTCGTAGGTCGTGCCGCACTTCGCGACGACGATGATTCGACGGCTCGTGATCGAGAACCAGTAGGAAATGGTCGTGTTCTGAAGCGGCAGGTACGCCCCGTACTGCGCGTCCCCTGCGCCGTCGTAGCGCCCCGGGCTGATTCCCGGCTGGTTGCCGAACCCGAGCCCGTTGTCGTAGCCCGTCATGCCCGCGAGTTCCCAGTTCCTCGCGTCCGCGGAGCTGTCGTAGAAGGTCCGGATCCCCACGTAGATTTCGTCCGACCCGCCGCCGTCCCCGTGCGCGATCCACTCGTCTACGTTGGAGTCGCCGCCCACGGAAGTGTCGTACCTGTCCGTCGTCCAATCGGTCGTGGCGATGGCGGCGGCCCGCAGGTCGTCCAGCAAGTCCTGCCAGTCGGTAGAGGTGCCCGTGCTCCACGCCATCGTCAGTTACTCCCGAGTCGAGCAGCCACGTCCGCGCTCCTTCGACCTATCACGTTGACGACTGCCTCGTCCAGGTCGCCGGAGTCCAACGAACTCCGCAGCTCCTCCGGATCCGTGACGTTGACGACGGCCAGCTTGACTTCGGGCTTCCCGCCCACGGCCGCCCCCTGGGAGTTCGGGATGATGAAGCCCGGCTGCCGGGGCACGAACGGCTCCGGGCCGGACTCGCCGACGATGAAGGGCTGACCCGGGGATGCCGTGGCCCCCTGCTGGGCGTGCGTGAATCCGCTCGTGACGAAGTCTCCGATCAGGTTCCCGCCGCCCCCGCCGCCGACCCCCGGCGCCTGGGACCTGAACTGGTTCGCGAGCTGCGTCAGGAGGACCAGCCGGAGCTGTAGCAGGGCGAACTGGAGGGCGAGGTCGGCGAGCCCCTCGCGGAACGCGTCGAAGAAGCCCACGCCGCCGCGAGAGGCCCTGTCGAGGGCGCTAGTGAAGGCGTCCACCCCTCCGGTGCCCAGGTCGATCAGCACCTCCCGGGAGGAGCCCAGGCGCTGCTCCAGGTCCCGGACCGTGCGGAGGAGCCCGGCCTCTCCCGTGCGGCCCTCCGCCTCCAGCAGGCGAATGTTCAGCTCCTCCCAGGCCCGGGTGTACTCGTCGACCGTGATCCGGCCGTCCCTGAGGTTCTGAAGGAGCGCTTGCTGAATTCGAAGGATCTCCTCGGCCGGACCCTTCGCGAACTCGTAGGCCCGGGCCTGCTCCGCGAGCGATTGGTTCAGCTCCAGGGCCGCCTGGATCTGGCGCTCCTCGCCGGGGGACACCGCGACCTTCTCCTTCGCGAGCCGGGCGAGGATCTGGTCCAGCTGCACTTGGACCTCTCGCTCCTGGTTCCCCAGGCGGAGCAGCTCCGCCTGCCTCGCGAGCTGGGCGAGGACTTGCGCCACGGAGAAGTCGGGCGCCTCGGTCGGAGTAGGGGTGCGGGGTCCTCCCTCTTCGCCCGGCCTGCCGCGGCGGATCGCGGCTGCCCGTTCGCGCTGAATCCTGTCCACGTCTTCAGCGAGGCGGATCAGGGCGTCCACCGTCGGCGCGTCCCCGATCGAGGCTTCCAGCGCGTTCGCAATTCCCTGAATTCCGGCTGCCGCCGCGCCTTGTCCGGTGACGATCGCAGCGCCGCGGGCAATGAACACGAAGAACTTCCCGAACTTCTCAATCAACGCGTCAATCGCCGTCGCGATCCGAATGGCAACGTTGAAGAGGGAGACTTCGACACCGTTGAACGCGTTGTCGGCATCCGTCGAGAAGAACTCCAGCTCCGAAGACCAGAAGGTAACTGCCGTGCTGATCGCGTCGCTGATCCTATTGAAGACGACGAGGGCCACGTCGCCCACGTCCTGAAGCCTGCTGGAAAACGAGTCGATGACACCGACGAGGTTGGTAGTAGACCCCGTCGCGTCGTTCAACTCCCCGACGACGAAGAGCAGTCGGTTCTGCAACGTCTGAAGCGACTGCCCTACCGTGCGATCCGTCCTCTGAAACTGCTCCTCTACCTTCGAACCCGCGTTGAGCAACGCGTCGGCGAGAATGGCGGAACTGATCTTCCCTTGCTGACCCAGGAGGATGATCTGCTCCACCGGAACGTTCAGATCGTCCGCGATCAGCTCTGCGACGATGGGGATGTTTTCCAGGACGGACACCAGCTCGTCGCCGCGGAGCACGCCGCGCCCGAACGCCTGGGACAGCTGCCGGATTCCCGCCGCGGCAGAGGGTCCGGAGACTCCGGTCACGGCGAGCGCCTTGTTCAGCGTATCGGTGATGTCGAGCACGTCCCGCTGGGACAGGCCGAGGCTCCCTGACGCCCGGGACAGCCTGTTGTAGAGGTTGATCGACGCTTCGAAGGACCCGCCCGTCTCGTTGGCGATGTCCAGGACTTCCCTCATGATTGCCTGGAGGTTGTCCTGATCCCGGGCAAGGAGCCGCGTCTGACTTCGCACGTTGGTGAACGTGTCCGCGAGCCTGATCAAGCTCCGGACTCCGAGCGTAACTCCCGTGAAGGCCAGCGCCGCCCGGATCGTGTTCCGGAGCCTGTCCGCGGTGTTGGAAATTCCGATCAGCTCGCGCTTGACTCGACTTCCGCCCTGACGAGCGCCGGTCGGGTCGATGCGAATGACGATCGGGAACTCGGAACCTGCGCTCACGGGCTACCTCACTTCTTCTTCCATTCGGCCTCGACCCAGTCACGGTAATCGTTGTCCAGGCGCCCGATCACGTCTTCAAAGAGTTCGGCCACGTCCCTTTCCAGGCACTTGCGGTCGGCGAACTCGACGACCGCCGTCCAGGGAATGGGACCGACCGAACCGAACCCCAACGCCCTGCACGTGGAGAGCTTCCAGAACGACCGAAGGAAGAACTCCTCCGCCCGCCTGACGGGCGGGGCATCCTCCACCCAAGTGGGGAGGCCCCGCCCCTTCTCCAGCCCTGCCAGCACCGAGAAGCTATCGCGCGCCCACCTCAGCTCGAAGAGGAGGCGCTCGGTGAGTTTCCCGCTACGGCCTCCCCGTCTTCGGCGTTGTACGTCCCGTCGAAGTAGGACGCGTTGCTCGCGAAGTTCCGGGCAACGTCGAACACGTGGTTGGGCAGCGCTTCCAGGAACGCGGTGCAGTTGTCCACGTTGAAGTCCACGCCCTTGCCTTCGTCGTCTACGACGTTCTTCCAGTCCCTGACGACGAACTTGGGAAACAGCTCGCGGTCCTCGTCGCGGTCCCCCTTCATCATGGCGGCCGTGAGACCCTTCGCCTGCGTGACGCGCGCGCGGGCGGTGGTCCTCCGAAGCGTCGCGTTGTAGTAGGGCTCGTTGCACTCCAGCGCCGGGGCGAGGAGCAGCTCCGGGACCCTACCGTTCATTTCGATTCCGTAGAGCGGACACCACGCCGTGGTCTCCGACGTGATGTCCTTCTTCTTCAGGTGCGAGAACTTCGACACGAAGTCAGGTCTCCTTTCCTAGCTGGACGGGACGAACGGGAAGAGCGAAATGCCGACGCTCGTACCGAGCGTGGCATCCTCGAAGGCGGCGACGGTCATGTCCAGGGTGATCGACTCGTTCTCCGGGAAGTTCCGGGTGTCGCCGCCGAGCGTGCACGAAGGAATGTCCACGAAGATCGCGCCCTCGTCGTTCCGCAAGGCGAAGTCAGCCGTGACCGTCGTGTTCGCCCGGATCGCGGCGATGACCGCGCTGGACGTGAAGAGCACCGTGCTCTCGATGTCCACTTCGAAGTTCCCGACGTTGATGTACTTCGCGCCGCGAACCCCGATGACCTTCTCGGGCGAAGCGTTGTTGTTGAGCGTGAACGTCACGTCCGTGAAGTCCGTCGTGAGTCCGGTCTCGTCCACCTGCGTCACCCGGAGGCGGAGGACGTCCGCCGAAGTGTTGAAGGCACTCGTCTTCAGCGGATTGATCGGGGCCGAAGCGCCGTTCTTCCGGGTCGTGGTCGGGTCGTCGGTATCCGTCCCGACGAACCCGGCCGTGACCGTCGCCTTGTTCGTGCGGGGGATGTTGAACTGGATCTGATTGCAGTAGTTCCCCTTCGAGTACTCGTACCCCGTCGCCCCACCAGCCTCCAGGTTCGGGGTGGCACCCTCGAAGTGGAAGGAGCGCTCCAGGTACAGCGCGTCGTCCACGGCGACGTTCGTGACGAAGCGACCGAAGAGGACGTCCACCTGCTTGCCGGTTCCGTCGTCCGTGACGAAGACCGTCTTCTTCTTGCTGAGCGTCAGCTTGTTCGCCGCGATCGCGTCGATCCGGGCGAAGCCGAAGTTGGCCGTGGCCGTGAACCGGTTCGCCGACGCGAGGCCCCCGACGTGGACCGCCTGACCCACGACCAGCGGGAGCGTCGTGAAGTCGAGCGACGTGGAAATGAGGTCCCCGTTCGAGTCGATTTCCAGGTCCCCGCTCGCGCCGCGCACCCCGGCCACCTCGACGATCGCGTTGGTGGAGGGGGTCGCCTCCGTGGTCAGGTCGGTCGTCACCGGAATCGTCGTCGCCGTCGGGGATCCCGACACCTCGTGGAGCCCGTTGTTCGCCGCGTTCGTGAACCCCGCTCCCCAGATGAGCCACCCCGCGGCCGGGGTCACGGACAGGTCGGGGACCGTGAACTCCTCGGCGGAGCCGTCCACGGTGATGTCCGTCCCGCCGTAGTTCGTCCACTGCGTGCCCTGCCACGTGGCGAAGCAGAACCCTTCCGCGATCAGTTCGAAGAAGTGAAGGGTGATGTCGTGGTCGAACTCGACCGCCGAGTCCAGGTCCGTGACCGCGCCCTTGCGCCGCTGGCGCTTCTTCGAAATGGGGTTACGAGGAACCGTGGTGATCGACGCGCCGAACTGGTTGATCCCGTTCGGCTCCAGCAGGTAGTAGACGGGGTCCGTGCCCCCGGCCATCACCGTGTCGGTCCAGTCCAAGTTGGCCGAAGTGTCCGTGGTCGCGATCGAGTTCCCCGCCGTCCCGCCGCTGTTCGCCTGAATCGTCATCGTCGTGGCGTCCGAGGCACTCACGGTGACGGTCGGATGAATCGTCATCGACGCCGCGTAGGCGGTACCCGCACCGCCGCCAAGCGTGATTGCGGCGACGAGGTTCTGAATCGTGTCGGCGACCGTGCCCCCGATCAGGACGTTTCCGTCCACGTCGGTGAGCGACGCCTGGAACGTGTAGGTCTTCGAGTCGATCGTGACGGTCTCGGTGTCGGAGGGCTGGCCCGAGAAGGTCAGCACACTCGTTGCCTTGGCACCCTCCGCCACGCCGAGCGAGTCTTCGATCGCCATTGCCAGCGAAAAGTTGTTCGTGAGCGTGCGGCCCATTGAAGCCCTACCTCCCCTCTACTTCACTTGCTCGTAGTCGAAGAACACTTCGCACGTGAACTGGTGCCACCGTTCCGTGGCCCCGGTGTTCCTGACCCTGACTTGGTGCGTCCTGATTCCCCCGAAGTCGACGCCCTCGAACAACGTGCGGAACTCCTCCGCGTCGGCGTTGAGGCCGTTCGTCCCCGCGTCCTTGTCGTCGAAGAGCTGCGCGAAGATGATCCCGTCGCTCATGAACCGGCGGGCGCCCGGAGCGCCGAGCGTTGCCTGCGTCCTGTCCGCCTCGCGGACGGAAAACCGCGCCCATCGCCCAGAGGGGGGCGGATCGAACGCCTCGTTTTCGAAGGTGTAGTTGGCACCCGACCAGTTGTCCACGACGCGGGCGAGGACTGCCTCTACGGCTTGGTCGATCGTGAGCGAAGTGACCACGGGCTAGAGCACCTCCGGCAGCTCGACGAGGCTGTCGTGAATCGCGATCTGCACGAACCCGGCGGGCGCCTTCCTCGACGAACCGTCATTCAGGTCCCGAATGTAGGGGACGTTGTTCGCGATGAACGCGTAACCGTCAGAGAGGCGGAATCGAAGCACGTCGGCCAGCCCTTCCTGCTGCTCCTCGACGGGGAGGATCCCTTCCTCCGCGTCAGCCCTCGTCCCGGCGGGCGTCGTCCTCGGCTCCGACAGCGTCGGAATCCAGTTCGACGCCGCCCACCCCGTGTCCCTCGGCGTGTCCCCCGTCAGCCTCGACGTCACGTTGACCGCCAGCACCCTCACCGACTTCTCCACCAACGCGTTGATCGACTGGGAGACCTTCTCCGCCTGACGCCTCTCCTCCGCCGACATCGCTGACCTCCGAAGGCTCTTCGACGACCGGCGCCCCCACCTTCCTGCGCTGAGGCTGTGGCGGGGTCCAGTTCGCCAGCTCGATCGCTTCCGACTCCCACAGCCTGCGAAGCCGGGCGACGCCCCACAGCTCCTTGTCTACGGGATCCCCGGCCCCGACCTTCGTGAGCTTCCCCGTCTCCTCGTCTTGGAGCTTGAGGCCGCGGCGATAGACGAACTCGGCCGTCGGATCCCAGCGCTGCTTCCAGTGCCGACGCTTTGCCACTGCCGCCATTCCGACCTCCTCCCCAGGCGGTGAACCTACGATGAATCCGCGACGACGACGAAGGGCCGAGCGAGTTCTGACGCGAGTCGCTCGCACCCCTCGACGTCGCACTTCCCCCGCCCGGCCCCGCGAGTCCTACGTCAGGACGTCGTTGTAGAAGTAGCCGAGGTCCGGCGCGACGAGCTTCTGCGCGTACGCGGACTGGATCTCGACCCGGTCGGACTCCAGGTGCTCCATGCGGAACCGCTTGATCCGCATTCCGTTCTCCGCGGCGCCGGTGAATCCGCTCCACGTGAACGTGTACCCGGCCGAAGGCGTCATGATGCCCGGGCTCCGCGGCACGTGAAGCAGCAGGAACCCGTCGGTGCCGGAAATGAACGAGTGCGCGGCCGTCGCGCCCTCGGCCGCCGTGTTCTGGATCGCGTCCGCGACGAGAACTTCGTCCAGCTCGAAGAGCGCGGCGAGGTTCTGACGGGTCGCGACCGCCGGACCGTTCGGCGTCTGCCCGCGGTCGATCCGCCCCACGATGTCGGGGTGGTCGAGCAGGACGTCGTAGACGTTCCGCGTGCAGACGGCCTTGTTGGCGAAGAACCCCGTGGACGCGAGGATCGTCCGCTTCGCGAGCCGGACGTCTTCGATCGGGGTCGAATTCGCCGCGTCCCACTTCGGAGAGGCCGCGGTGTCCGTGGTCCACTTCGACGTGGTGAAGTAGGCCGACATCCACTCCACTTCGCGGGAGATGAGGGCCTGCATGGTCAGGAACTCGGTCGCCTCCATGTCGAGCCGGATCGGCACGTCGGCGTTGCTCCGAGTCTGGTCGTCGACGTCCCGGTGCTCCGCCCAGACGGTGGCGTAGTAGCTGTCCGTGGCGATCTTGTAGTTCGCCGCGGCCGACTCGGTTCCGGGCGCGCGCTTGGCCATCTGGTTCCGGTTGAATTCGCCCCGCTCGTACGTGAAGTAGAGGTCACCCTGCTTCGACACGGGGACGTTGGGAAACGCCCGCCCCGCGATGAAGTGACTGGCCTCCTGCGCGTAGGCGATCGAGACGTTCGTCAACGGTCGGTTGACGTGGACGTCCCCGGGCGAGGGCTGCACGTAGGGCATTTCCTTCCCCTCCTTTTTGCTCGCCTATGCGAGCAGGTTTCCCGCGATTTCCCTCGGGCGCCCTAAGTGCCCGGGTCGATGTCCACGAGCTTGAACAGCATCGTGACGATGTCGTCCGCGTCCCCGCCCTGGAGCAGGCGACCGTACGCCTTGTCCCCGGCGGTGCTTCCGTGCGCGACCGCGCGGCCGTCGGCCGCCGTCGCCACGAGGTCCCCGGCGGAGAGCGTCGCGCCGAGCTTGATCTTCGCCTTCGCCCCGTCCGGAAGGACCATCGAGGTGACCTTGCCCTGCGCGTCCACCTCCATGCCGACGATGCCGTCCACGACGCCCTGCGCCACGAGGGCCGTCCCTCCGGAATCGACCTGGGCGCTCGAATCGACGACGCAGAAGTGTCCGAGGAGGCCCGTCAGGTCCCCCGCGGCTTCCAGCGAAACCGAGCGACAGGCTTCGGAAGTCGCCATTTTGCTCTTCTCCTCTCTCCCTCAGGGAAACCTGCGAACTTCGTTCAGTGACTTACTGCGCGCGAGCTAGCCGTCCACCGCGGCGCGGCGGGCCGACTTCTCCAGCTTGTTGAACAGCTCCTGTCCCTTCTCGGTCACGAGGACTTCGCGCCGGGCCTTCTCGATCGACGTGCCCTCGTGGTCCTTCTGGTACTGGACCGCGAGCTTCTCCAGCTCGTCCTCGGGCGACCCGGGTTCGACGGTCCCGGCGGTACCGAAGCGGTCGAAGCCCTTGGCGAGCGCGGCGTCCCCCGCCTTGACCGAGGCGATCGCCCGCTTGCGGACTTCCGGGTCCTCGATCTGCTCCAGCTGCTTGAGCACCTGGGCGCGGGTCGACACCTCGCCGGGAAGGTTCCCCAGCTCCTCTTCGGCGCGCTTGTTCAGCGCGGTCAGCTCCGCGTCGACTTCCAGCTTGGTGATCTTCGCGTCCTTCGCGTCGAGCCGCTTCGCCATCGCGACCATGCGCGGGTCGTCCTTCGACGTGAAGACCGTGCCGTCGGCGGACTTGTAGACCGGAGTCCCTTCCTCCGAGTCCTCGGCCGCCTTCTCCACCTCGGCCTTGCGCGCGTCGGCGTCCTTCGCGAGGAAGGCGTCCTGCTCCTTCTCCTCCAGGCCGTCGAAGTACGCCTTCGTCACGTCGTCCAGTTCGGCGACCGTCTCGGCACGCTCGGCACGCTTCTCCAGCTTGGCGATGCGATCCTCCACCGACGGCGTCGCCTCGTTTCCCTTCTTCTCCGCGGGCATTCCTTCCTCCTCGGTTTCGGTTTCCTGCTTGCTGATCATGCCGACGGCGTGGGTGTGACCGTTGGCTTCGCCAATCGTGATCGTGCCTCCCTCGTCCATGACCCACGGGTGGGAGTGAGACCGCCCGGTCTCGTCTCCTCCGTAGCTCGTGGTCCCGCTGGTCTGCTCGCCCTGACCGTGGTCCAAGTAGAGGAGGTGCGAGTGACCGTCCACGCTCGACGTGAGCGCCGCGCGCTTCTCGACGTCGCCTTCCTTGGTGACGAAGACCGTCGCCTTCTTCTCGGCAGGCCCGTCGTCCGCGCGCTTCATGATCATGACGCGGGCGCCTTCCTGCGCCGGGCGATCTACTCCGGAAATGAAGCTGAGGCGAACCTTGGAGAGGACCCTGCGCTCGCCCTTGCCGACCTTCTTCGTCTTCTCCACCAGCTCGTTGATCGTGCTCACGCGGCCTCCTCCTGAACCGGGGTGCGAATGCCGCGGCCTCCGATCGAGAAGCCCTTCAGCTCGCCGGACTTGAACTTCGCGAGCATTTCGGGTTCCGGCTTCACCGCGATCATGAGCCCGGTGACCTTCGTCTCTACGCCGAACGACTTCGCCACCTCGGCCGTCATCGGCCAAGCGAACACGACCGTCCCCTGCTTCTCGTAATCGTGCATGACGTCGGCGGCGCGAGCGGTCTCCATGAATTCGGTGGCGGACTTCATCATTTCGTCTTCGGGGATGTAGTCGCCCTGCAAGTCGAAGTACTCCTCGCCCTTCACCTTGCAAATGATCCCGTAGCCGAAGACGAGGCCGAGGTCGGCGTCCACCTTGACCACCTCGACGGCGTGCTCGACTTCCTCTTCCGACTTCAGGACGACGCCCTTCGGCTTGGGACCGAGCGCTTCCTCGGTCATCTGAATCGCCTTCTCCTTCGAAGCTCCCGCGTCGCGAAAACTCTTGTAGAGCTTCAGCCACTGCTGCGGCGTGGCCTTCTCCAGGATGAGCGTCAAGGGTTCCTCCTCCGAAGCGGCGTGGTACGCGCAATCCCGTGTCAAACTAACCGTTGCGCGCCGCGACCTGGAGGCTGGCCCAGGAGGAGGAGGGGATGTCCTTGCCTGAAGCGGAGTTACGCGCGGCGGGGAGCGTGTACCGGAAGGTACTGCTAGTCGCGCTCGGCCACGACCCGCCGGGACTTCCCGCACCGGCACTGCGCCGTCTCGGAGGCGGGTGCCCGGGGATCGCCGGGGTACCGGAGGAGGTTCCCGTTGCCCGTTTGGAACGGCTCACCAACTTCCCGCCGCTGGCCATTCATCGGCGCGTGGGAACCTCGAACGCGCTCGTCCCCCGCCGTGTGCCATATCTCCACGACGCGGTCCCGTTCGAGCAGGCCCTCGTCGAACGCCTGCTCGAATGCCTCCTCGCTCCCTTCGTGCACCGCGCGCAGTGCCTCGGTCCGCGCGATCACCTCCGACCGGTACTTCAAGTATCGCTCGCGGTACCGCTCGACCATCTTGTCCACCTCCGCACGGGTAAGCGTGCGGTCCCCGTCGATCGACGACAGCACGGAACGGTCGAAGCGCTTGTCCCGAAGGGCGCGAGTCAGGGCCTCCGACGAACGCTCTTCGAGCAACCGCCGGAAGTTCGCGACCGCGCGCACCTGCCGGGTCGTGAGCCCGATCGCGTCCCGGAACATCCGTGCCTGATCTCGGGGATTGAGGCCGCGCGCGGTGCCCAGGGAGAGCGCCTCGCGCACCGCGTCGCGCTGCTTGTCCACGAACTCCCGGATCAGCTCCAGCTTGGATGCCTGGAGCACGCGCACCGCGCGGTCGTTCGTGACGTCGAAGGAGACGAGGGTCCCGAGCCCGTCGGACAGGAAGGCGGCGACGTCGGCGCCCGCCCTCACGTACTCCTCGGTGACCTTGGCGGCCAACCTGTTCGCGGCGGATTCGTAGTCCCGGGTCAACTCGTGGATCCTCCCGTCGGCAATCAGCTCCTCGATCTGCCGGAGCGTTCGCTGCCGTTGCAGGAAGATGATCGAGTCAAGGAAGGAAGCGAAGATGCGCTTCCGGGCCGCGGCGAGGAACGACTCCACCGAGTAGTTGAGCACCACCCGCCGCTTCTCGACGGTGGCGGTCACAGCTTGACGGAGTCGTGCAAGTAGAGGGCCTTTGCGGGGTCCGTCTTCGAACTCCCCAGGCGGAACTTCGCCCCGTCGGAGAAGGTGACCACGTCGTTCGGCTTCGGGACCACCCCGCTCGGGAGGCTCGCCCCGACGATCGCCACGACCTTGAACGTGACCCGGACGGCCGAGCCCTGCTCCTGGGTTCCGCGCTCGTCATAGTAGAAGCCCTTCCCCGGATGGTCCGCCGACGTCGGGCTCGTCCCGCCGGTGAGGTCCCCCGACGCGCGCGTGCCCTTCGCGACCGAGGTCAGCGTCAGGTCGTTCACCCCGCCCGCAGCTTCGAGCCCGTCGGACAGGATCCCCGCGATGTCGATTCCAAACAGCTCAGACAAAGGTCGCCCCCCTTACGGCAGCCCGACGTCGGTGCGCCCGTAGTCCTTGTTCTGGAAGGACGACTCCACCGACGTGCCCGTGACCGTGATTCCGAGTTCGGTGGCGGCCGACGACAGGAACTGACCCACCAGCTCGTGCACCGCCTGCGGGAACCGCGTGGAATCGAAGCGCGAGTCGAAGAACTCCACCTCCGCCGGTCCCGCCTTGACGCGCCTCACGTTCCCGACGGTACCCGTCTTCCCCTGGAGCTTCACGTCGGCGAGCTGCAACTCGCACAGCTCCGCGAACCCGTCCAGGATGGTCTGAGGGATGGTCCCGCTGTCCACCGCCGCCCCGAACTTGTCCGTAACTCCGGTACGGGGCCACGCGATCGGCTGCGCGTCCGACGTCTTCGCGCCCTGCCACGGCTGCCGGTCGAGTACCCGCGTGGCCGTGACCATCGCGAGCCGCCGGTCGTAGGCGGACACGGCCCGCCAATTCGTGGCGTGCGCCGCGGCCACGAGGTACGTGTTCACGTTGTCGTACGAGTCGTAGACCTCGTAACTGTTTCCGTCGATCGTGACCGTAGCCATGACCTACCCCGCAACGTAGGAGAACATGACGTCGAGCGTCTCCGCGGCCGTGCCCTGGGCCACGAAGCCCAGCTGCGCGCGGTTCTCGGAAGTGTTGGCCACCACGCTACCGAAGCTGCCGACGGCGGACAGCGCGAGTCCGGCGATCTGGTTTCCCCCCGTGAGGTTCACGAGGAACGGGAGCGAGAAGTCGATGACGGTCAACGATGCCGCCGTCGGGTCCACGCTCAACTTGCCGAAGACGGACACCACCCCGTCCACTACCTGGACCTTCCACTCGTCGAGGACCGAGCTGTCCGCCACGTTCAGCCCTTCGGTGAGCGTCGGAACGTAGGTGAACCCGCGCTCCCCGGGGCCAAGGTTTCTCAGGGCCATCGTCGAACCCTCCCTCAGTTCGTGCCGTGGTGGAAGATCAGCTTCCCGGCGAGGATCGCGGGGTCGACCTTCCCGGCGGCGTCCACCTGCCGGACGTTGTGGTAGTAGACCCCAGGCTCCTGGTCCACGTTCCCGGCAGAGGGCGCGAACTCCACCGTGCACGGGTTGCTGGCTGACGTCTGAATCGCGTTGGTGATCGTCCCCGCGAGCGTGAACAGGTTCGACGCGGAAGACGGACCCGGCCGGGGCTTCGTGTCCACGTAGAGGTCGAACGTCCAGCTCGTGATGTTCAGGTCGTTCGTGTCGTTCACCAGCTCCAGGACGATGACCTTGGTGTTACCGCGGTAGCGCACGAAGTCAACCTGCGTCGTCGCGTCCGCTACGAGGATCGCCATGCGCCATTCCCCCTACTTCACCGTCACCCTGACCACGTCGGACTTCTCCCTCACGGTAGCATCGTCCGGGCGGACCGTCACGGTCACCTTGTCCACGACGGTCGTTCCGCCTGGACCCCCTCCTCCGCCCCCGGGCGGGTTGAGCCCGAGCCCCTGCGTCACGCTCACGACAGCACGCTCCTGCGGTGGATTGCGTTCGTTCCGTCGTTGTCGTACGGCGTCGTCTCCGCCTCGTCTTCGTACGCCTGCCACGTGTGGAGGGGGGTCGTTCCGTCGTCGTCGTACAGCGTCATGACGCCCGTCGTTCGGTGGACCG